CTGTAATACATTTCGTTAAATGTAGAGCCAGCTGGGTCTTCGTCAGAGCCAATGCCTTCAATTAAGTCTACGTCAAAACCCATTTTTATGAGGTCAGCTTTTTTCATGCGCCGCCTGTGAGCAACAAAGCCGTCTTCAATGCTTTTGCTCATTGGGTTGATTACAAATTCCTCGGGAGGAATAACATCAATTGCTACTTTGCTATTGTCAGTAGATCTTAAAAATACGCCACTGAACAAACCTGTTTCATCAGCATCAAACTTTTTAATTTCCAAAGCATTGTCTGAAAGTGCCATATCAAGCTCGTCTTCAGACAGGCCTTCAAACTCTTCTTCAGTTTGTACTAGATCTTCTTCCCAGTATATCTTTGCAATACCAACACGTGCAGTTAGACCGTCGTGTATAATATCTCTAAAAATGCTAAAACCATCGTTTTGGCGGTGCAGCACGTAGTTTGTATATGACGTACATACTCTTGCAACTTCGACATCTTCTGGCCCTTGTGGTGCAAACTCTATAACGTCTGTGCCTGCCGAAAAGGTTTCCAGCAATAATGCTTTTAAGCCTTCGACACCGTCGTAAACATCTTGTGACACATAGCTACTGTTGCCGTTAGTTTGGCGTTCAGGTAACTCGCCATGGTAATAGCGTGTAATCTTTTCGCGCTCTTGACTAAGGTCACTGTCTGAAAAACCGATGGAGCCTTTAATTTCGTCTTTAACAAGAGCGACGAGTTCGTCTTCTGTTAGTGCTTCAAAGTCAGCCATCAGATCGCCTCCGAGTAATAATTATCGTTTATAGTTGTTGGCTCCCAGCCTTGCTGGTGTCCATAATTTGCTAATGCCAAAGACATGACGCAGTCGTCAAAGCATCCTTGTTCAGCTTCCATGCCGCCTGTCTCCGTTTCAATGTAAGTAAGCATTTCGCGTAGTGTCACTTTGTCGTGAATTTCAATTTCATTTTCACGCATAGCTGCACGCAGCTCGTTAATAACAAGAGGCTTAGATTTAGCAGTTGTGGCAAATCCTAGCTTAGTCATTTCTTTATCGGTCATTTTATCAACGACCATTTCCACGTGAAAATTTGTGTATTGAAAGTCTTTGTACAAACGTGTGCAGGTCAAAAGACCATGCGAGTTACTTTCAACTATTATATATGCATTGTTATAAAACTCGCCTAAATGCTTAAGCATTGTTGCAAAGTAATCTGGGTGAACATGTGCTCTGTAAGATCCAACAAGTTTTTTCTTGCCGTCAAGTATCTGAGCTACAGAATAGTCGCCACCATTAATACCCATAGCAACGTCGGCACCTATTGTGTATATGCCAGCAGGATCAACGTCCTCGTACATAACTAGTTCGCCGCGTGGATGTGGTCTCCATTGTTCGTCTTCAAAAGCCATACGATATTTAACTTCATTGGCATCTTCTATATTTTTAAGAAGCTGGTCAGGGTTAAATATAGGTCTTCCTGATGTAAGGAACGCCTCGTCTGCATCGGCAGGATATTCTTGTCTGAATAAGTCTAAACCGTTCTGTGCTATCTTCTTGCGTCTAAAAGCAAGCTGAGCATCAGTGACGTTACACTTTTGTTTTAGTGTTAACTCGTCTGGCGTGTATTCCATATTTTCTGGTGGTTCTTCTTGATATTCATCTTGGATATACCAAGGCAAAAACACAGGAATAAAACCGTTGGTGCCTTCACAAGCACCTTTCCATAAGTCATAGAATTTTCCTGAAACACCGTTTGCAGTAGACTCGACAAACACAGCAGTATTTGGCTTGTTTGGAATAGCCTGCATAATAGCGTTAAAGTTTTCAGCTGCTGTAGATGGCGACCAGAACGCAAGCTCTGATAAGTGTGCTACTGTAATAGTCTCACCGCGAGCAATACTGTCACCACCTGCTGTGGCCACTACGTATGAGCTATCTAAAACGTCAAAGTTAATTTCTTTACGTGATGAGTATTTTGTATGTGGCTTTAATGCATCAGGACAATTCTCATGATAACGCCGCGTCATGTCAAAAAGAGCGCGCGTAGAGTCAGCGTGATGCGTAACGACCATACCTCTCTGCGCTCGCCTTTGCGAGAGCCACCAATAAAGCCAGCCGCCTACCATTGTAGACAGCCCCATTTGGCGTGCTTTTAGAATAATGACACGTATTTTGCCTTCTTGCTCGTGCTGTTTGTTTATTAGCTCGAGTAGCTGCTGTTGCGCAGTATTAGGCTTAAGGTTTACGACGTTTCCGTCTTTAGTTCTAATCTTTAGACAATGCTGTGAATAAAACTGAAAATCATCCCTCAGTTTCTTCCGTATCTTCTGTGCTTTCGCTGTCATCTAAACTTGCCAGCCACTCTTCAGCGACTGCCTTCACTTCTAGCTTGTTCACGGGCTTTTGCTTGGTAAACTCCAAAAGTGCCTTAGCTGCAGACGTTTTCGTACTTGCAGCATCTGGACCTTCAGCAATCTCAAGCAGGACCGTTACAGCTCTTTCAGCAATTTTATCGTCTGCTGGTAGTAGACCTTGATCGATCATTTGTTGAACCTTCCGTTCTGCTTTTTTCTTTACTCTAGCTCTCTCTTGGGCAAGCTGTTCGCTTTGGCCACCCCATCCGTCAGGTATGCCAGGCTTTCTGCCAGCTTTGGTTCTTGCAATATTTCGAAGATGCTCACACAGAGCTTCATACTCAGGACCGCCCTTTTCTTTTAATAACCTTTTTGGGTGGTTGTGGACGTTCTTGTCTGTCCACTTTGCTCCCACTGTCGGCTTCGACCTTGTCCTGTTTAGTATCTTGCCTTTGCCTGGCTGCGTGCTCGGTTTGGGCATTTATCGCTCCAATAACTTTTTGTTGCATGAGTTCCAAAACACAGGCACGTGAAGATGCACATGTTTTTGCCAATGCAAGTGGTGGGATAGTTCTTATAAATTCATCAGAAATTTTTACTTTTGCTTCTGTTGTAATTCGACCATCTGCCCACATGCGGTCAAAGGTTTCTAAGTAGTTATAATATTCATTGGGTTTCAAGTTGCTCTCCTTGATGTTTTAAGACAAAGCATAGAAGTTTGGACCAGTGTCTGAACCAAACGTTACACTTTTCATTTCTCTAATTTGACGCAATACGTCGCTCATAGTCTGCTCTTGACGCACTGGACCATCAGGTGTCTGTGTATTGAACCTTACTGACATGTTGTCTGGGTTAAGCCCATTTGCACGAAGCACTTCTTCGTAAATAGGTGATTTTGCAACTTCCAGTAAAATTTGGTGATACAGTTCACGCATCATTTGGCCGTGTTGCGGATGCACAGCAAAAGCATCATGTGTGTGCATGAAGCCTTCAACACCATTTGCACGAAGACGCTTAGCTAGCTCTCGCTGAACATAGGCATCAAGTGCGTGGTTAAGAAAAGCGGCAAAACCAGTTATAGCTAGTTTATCCTGAAATACAGGAACACCAATTTTCTTGTCCTTGCTGATTTCCCAATTAACTCGGCGCTTTGCGCTGTCAGGTAACTTACCGTCGTAAACAGCAACGTCACCGTCTGGCAAAGGTACACGTACAGCAAAGTTTTCTTGTCCAAGGTTTTCATGCAATGTTTTAGCAATTGAACGAGAAATACCTTCAGCCATTGCAGCACCAGGATAGTTCTGATCAAAAATCATTTCCATATGGTTTTGCAAGTCTTTGAGTGTTTCTTTTTGCTGCGGATCCTGCATGTCGTTAAACTGTTCAGGCAACTGCTTTGCAAGCTGATCGAAACCAGCGCCGCGTGCAGTTATTTTTACCTGTCCGTATGAACGTCTGTTTGCAAGAAATGTCTTTGCCACTTTACGTGACTTTGTAGCACCCAAGCCTGTTACAGCTTGAACATGGTCAGCAGGAAGGCGGTATAGATCACCACCTGGCGCATCTGGATCCATGCTTAGTAGGTTTGCTACACTAGACAAGCCTGGATCGCCTGTGAGTGCTGCATGGAGCTGATAAGCAGATGATGTGCCATCAAACCACACTGGATAAGCAGACTTAAAGTCAGCAAGTGCAGCTAATGCCTCGTCATTTTGAAATAGCTCGCTTGTAGGCATTTTCTTGAAAGCAGGATTAACCTTTTCTAAAAATGCTCTCATGCGGCCTAGCTCAACAGCTAAGCGCTGTATCTCAAAACCGTGGTCTGCAACATCAAATACTGCGTGGTTTTTCTGATAAACAGTTTTGGCATCACGTTTGTCATTAAAGATCATAGGTGAGCCACCGCGCTGGTAAGCGAAGATGTTGCCACCTGGCATCTTTGATCCAGAAACCATGTAGTCAATTAGTGGCATAGCTAGGTCTTCTTCAGTCATATGTTCTGACTTTGGTCGACCAGCAAGATCCATGTATTGGCCAACAGTACCAAATATAATGCCAGCACGCTGGTTATATGGAACTTCGTTACCAATGCCTAAATGATCTCTGATGCTGTGTAAAAACTGCTCAAAGCCTGTATCTCCAAGTGATCTCCAATTAGGAAATTCCCAAAGAGCTTTACCTGCTTTACCTTGGTAAGATGCAGAACCATTTAGCGTATCAATACGCAAACGATCTTGTGCACGTCTAAGCATATACACAGGTGACATACCGCCGTTATCGGTTTGGTTGTCTTCGTACTGTTTTACAGCTTCAGCACCTGCAAGCGTGTAAGCGCTATCAGTTGTACCATCTTTTTTGAATACTAAATCAAGTCCACGGTAATGCCGAGGTTTGTCAATAAAGCCTCGCATCAACTTGTACATCATATCGTTGATAACAAGCGGCTGCTGCATCTCACGCTCAATAAAGGCTTCAGTATTTTCATAACTGCCTAACTCATGGCGGTTAATCTGAGGCTTTTCTGTGCGTGGCTCTTTCGTTGCTCTGTTCACGTATTTGCGTGAATTATTAAGCGTTGCTAAAGCTGCAAGTTTGCCGTCTTTTGGCTCAACAGTATAAATTGGATACATTACGCCGCCAGCACTTGTTCTAAAGGCTACTTCAAACTCACCTATAATCCCGTTTGATTGAAGGGCTTTTAGTATGATTAAAAAGTTGTCTCTATATGGTGCTAGTGCATCTTCTACTTCGTTGCCGTCTTTAGTTTCAACAACACCCTCGATGCGACCATCTTCTTCCATCACGCCTATGGCTTTTAGGTAAGAAGTAGCAAGCATTGATAAGTCTGTGTTAGGTGTCATGCCGCCTAGCATGCGCTTGATAACTGCAGGTGTTACGCCTTCAATATCAAGGTTTTCTGCTAATGTTTCGGTTGCTTCATCAAATGCTGTTTGAACTGCGCGTTTAGTTTCGGCAGTCATTTTTGCTTCAGCTTGGATTTTGTCTAGCTCTTCCCGACGCTTTTTAAGCATTGGGCTGCCGTGCTTTACTTTAGCAAACTGCGTTTCAGGAACGTATAGCTCGTTATAGGCTTCGTTAACGCCACGCTGGTATGCTTTACCAGAGTAAATTTCATCAAGCACTGAGTTAACAGTTCGAAAGCCATCACCTTTTAGTAGCGACAAAAATCTTTGAATAAGATCTTTAATTTTACTAAGCAGATACTTTGGACCTGTTTCGTTATGGCGTGCAGCTTCAAGGCGCGCTGACATTTCTGCCAGAGCTTCCATAGTTTTAGCTGCAATGTTCAAATCTGGATAAAGCTCGTTTACCTCTTCCATAACTTGCTTGAAAATAGGGTGAGCTTTTAAGGTGTTCATTTCACCTTCGCTAAGCCTGTTTTCAATAGCGTGGAAAATCTCGTGAAGCACAGTTACTTTTGTTGCATCCTGTGTCAGCTTGATAAGCTGTTCGCGTCTATTAAATGAGTTTTCAGACGCATCAGTTTCAAACTTGAAACCTTCGGTAAGTGCGCGTGCAATCAGCTTAGCTTTGTCTTTATCAGACAGCTTATTGCCTTTATTGAACAGCGAACGACTACGGAAAATATCTTCTGCTTGGTTAAATGCCTCAGCTTTTACTTCATACTCAATAGGCTGCGACATGTCGCCTTCCATGCGCCTTGGTCGAGTAATTAGACCGTTGCGCATAAGCCTGTTAAAGACTGACTCTGTCCACACAGTTGTAACCCGACCATTGTCTTTTTGGCCGCGGTAATCTTGCGCAAAACTGTCAGCACTTTCAGGAATAGCAGTCATAAAACGTGCTCTGTCGCCAAAGCTACCGTTTGCATATTGTTCAGCTTTATCTTGCGATGTACCGTGATG